TAATGAAGAAAAGAATGCTGAAGGGGCTTTAAAAAGTGCAGAAGCTATCACTAGAGCTACAGAATTAAGTATTAATGAAATGAAAGATTTAGCTATATTAATAGGAATGGATACCGATATAGATGATACTATGCTAAAAGCAAAAATAATTCAGTTTTCTAATGAAACGCCAGATAAATTTTTATCACTTATAGATGATATAGATCAAGAGTATAGAATATTTTTAAAGAAGGCTTTAAGTAAAAGTGTTCTAGCAAAAGTAAATGGTGTTTGGAAACATGGTTCTGCTAATATTGGATTATCAGATGATCAAGCTATTGTATGGTTAAAAGATAATGCTGATATGTATGCTTTACTAAGAAGACAATTAAGAACTGGTAAACCAGCTGTAGAGGAAAAAGAAGAAGCTCCAGAATTTACTTATGCAAATGAAATGAAAGAAGCTAAAATAGAGCCTCAAACTTTATCAAGTAAAACAATTAATAAATTAGAAAACGAATAATATATATTAAATGACTTTAGCAGATGCTTATGATTTTATTGATGTACTTGTAGATAAAGCTGATCAGGCTTATTTTACAAATCCAGAAAAGGATATGTTTATAGAGCTAGCTATTAGTGAATATATTAATAAGCATTATAAAGGTTATGAGTTCAATCAACAAAGTAGAGATGCTTTATGGAAGCTTCATAACACTGCATGGACACTAAACCCTGGTGGAGAAATTACAATTCCTTCTGATTATATGCACGCTTTAAGTTTAACTTCAAGACAAGGAAGTAGAGAGATAAGTTACAAATTTGTGTCTACTTTAGATTATTGGGATAGAGTTAGTCATGCAGACTATACTAAGGTAACTACAAAAGATCCTTTTAATAATCCTTATAATACTCCTATAGCGGTTGTTGATAATGGTCAATACGGAGCATTTATAAATTATTTTCCTCAAATAAATTTTGAATCAATACAGGCTATTGCTTATGTGACAAATGTAAATGTTTCTGGGGAGATACTAAGTATTACTATGGTAAATTTTGGATTAGGATATACTACAGCAACAGCAAGTATAGTCGGTACAGGTACTGGAGCATCATTAACACCCACTCTATCTTCTGGCTCAGTAGTGTCAATTGATATTAGTAGTGGAGGGACAGGATATAGTGTAGGAGACACTATAACAATTAGTGCTCCTGACTTAGCTACTGCTTCGCCAGAGTTTTTAACACTTAAATATATAAAAAGACCTACATTAAATGAATCTTTTGATGGAAATCTTTTAAATATAGAGCAGCAACATGAGGTATTAAAAAGCGCTACAAGAATGCTGACAGCAACTGTTGAGAGCTCAAATTACGAAGTACAACAACAAGAAAGTCAGATTTAATATAGATATTTAAGGGATTCTTTTGCTCCCTGCGCAAGAATAGGTAGATGCTTTTATAAGTAGATGCCTATTTTTGTTTAATTTAAAATAAATTAGTAATTTTGTAACAACCGAAACTACATCTATGATAACCTTAAATGAAATAGCTTATAATATAAAAAATATTGCTTATGGCGGTAAGTCTAATAAGGAGGTAAATATTAGTACAAAACAAATAAAACATTGGATACATTATCACAGAGCTAAATTAATAGCAGATAATATTGATAAAGGAATACTTTCAAATCATATAATTTGGCAAAACTTTCCTTTATTAGCTACAAATATGTATAATAATATTATTACAAAAGGTCAAAATCATGTAGCGCTCACAGATATAGAAAAAAAGGGCTGGGACTCATTTCCAAAACAAGGAACGTCTCCTAATGATAAAGTGTATGGGCCCTGGACTTTAGGAGGTTATGGTTTATCTACAGGGGTATTTAATACATTTCCAAGAAATTCTACCTCGCTAGATCAATATGGAGGATATAGAAAAAAACAAAATAAAAATAGTTTTAGAAATATCAGTGATGCTCATTTTAATATTCCAGAGCCTTTAATGTTAAAAAATTATGATTCTATTAAACAAATAGAGTTAAGTAGAGCTGTTTGGCTTAAAGAACAAACTACACCAGATTTACCTGATGATCCTGGTGATAATGACGCGCCAGCAGCAGGTCCTACTACACCAAGTAATACAAGTATACCAGATTACTTCGGAAGAGAATATCCACCGATATTATTACCTTTAAAAACATTAGACGAAAGTCACTATTCAGGATATAATAAATTTACATCTAATAATAAAGCTTACGCTACATTAGAAAGGTTAAAACGTGGTGAAAGAATTGCAGCAGAACCAGGAGATATATATATAGATAATTATGCAGGAGGAGGACCTGCGAATCAAAATTACAATACTTATATTCCAGAACATATGATATTATCTCTAAGAGGATTGCAAGTAAGCCCTAAAAATGCTTTAAAAGGAGACGTACTATTTAGCTATGCTGGAAATATAAGAATGATACTTTCAGACCCAACGGCAGTAAGACATGGTCAATATTTTGTAAGCAGAGATGATTATCCAACACCTTGGAATGATAATAGAGATCACTATCCTATACCAATGGAATATGTTTCTGATTTAATACAAAGAGTTGTAAGTCAAGAAATGTCTACAACTTTAAAAACTACAGCTGACGAAATGGAAGACAATATGGATTCAACAGTTATGGGTAAAATAATGAATATGCAAAAAGGTGGGGCTTAAATATAAAGATAAATACGATACAGTAAGAACTGTTTATAAGTCTGTAAAAGATAATTTTAATGAAAAAATAGAATATTCTATATTTTATAATGTAATTAAAAGATTTTTTGAAATATTAATAAGAGACGTTGTAGAAAGAAATAGAGAAGTTTCTTTACCTAATCAAATGGGTTATGTATACATAGAGGAAAAGCCTCATAAAAGAGCGTTTCACGTTAGAGTGGATAGTAAAGAAACAAAAAAACAAGGAAAAATAATAAAATATAAAGTCCCTATTTTAGATGACTTTTATAAAAAATTAATGTGGATAAGACCTAATAAATACAGACATTGCAAAATGCTTCCTTTAGGGTATTCAAAAAGAATAATAAATAAAAATTAAATAAAATGGCTACAAGAATAACTGGTGGAACATTAACCGTAACAATAACTGAATCCCTTACTATGGTTCATAATACTACAGCTGATAATAGAACTCATAGCCAGACTATAACTAAAACATTTGCTGGTATTGATAATTTAGAAAAAAGAGTTTTAAATTTACCTAATACAAATCAGGTACAAATAGCTGAACTTGGAGGTACTGCTGCTGCAGATCTTGCAACTTATAAAAGATCAACTGTTGCTTATATTAGAATAACAAATTTAGATGATACAAATGGAGTTGCTGTTATATTAGAAGATAATGGAGCTGATACAGCGGCTTTATTAGTTGATCCTGATTCTACATTAATGCTAACAGATACACAGGTAGAGGCCTTTACAAATGGATCTGCTTTTTCTGGATGGAGCGATATAGATAAAATATTTTTAAAAGCAGCATCTGCAAATGTGCAAGTAGAAATAGTAATAGCAACAACAGAATAATAAATTATGCATATACATATAGATAGAGTTTTTACAACCGCAAGTAGAAATCTTGGTATTCAAGACTTTTCTAAATATATTGATAATTGGATTGAATGGACTTATGAGGCTGAAAGATATATAGGTAGTAAAGAAACTTTTATAAATAAAGAAGTAAGCTATACGTCTACAGGAGCAGCAGCTTCAGGTACAATAACATTTGCAGCCAACCCTTCTGCGGGAGACATGATCAGTCTTAACGGAGTGGATTTATTTTTTAATACATTTACTGAGCCTTTTTATCATGCTCCAAATGAAATAGCAATAGGAACTGCATTATCTAATACATTAACAGATAATGTTGCAAATAGTACAGGTTATAGGTCATTACAAGCAACTTTGTCTGGATATGGTACAAATGCATCTAGTGGTCATCTTGTAGACTCAGCGATTTTTGCTTATCCTGAGTCTTTAGATCATGCCACTTATAGCGTAAACTCTTCAACTGGAATACTGACTATCACGGCTAAAGAAATAGGATACAAAGGTAATGATTATACATTAGAATCGGACAATGCAAATGCCACAATAAGCGGTATGAATTTAACAGGAGGTAAAGGAATTTATAAAAATCAACAGTTAAGACTACCAGATAATATGGTAAAATTATTAGCAGTTAGAGTTGGTGAAGCTGATAGTTCATATAAAAGATATGAATTAAGAAAGACATCTGCAGTTCATCAAGAGAGACTTGATGGTAAAGCATTAAGATATTATGTTCAGGGAAATAGACTAAATATTGCGCATGATGATTTAGATGAAATTACAGTTGTGTATTTAGCTTACCCTACAGATTCAAGAGGTTGGCCTATGGTTAAAGATGGTCATGAGACAGCTATAGCTCAATATATTATGTGGCAGCATAAACTTATTGATTATTATAATGGTAAATTACCACAGTATATTGCTAAAGATTTAGAAAAAAGATGGTATTTCTTATGTGGTAAGGCAAGAGGAGATGATTCAATGCCAACATCTGAAGAGATGAAACAAATAGGAAGAATGTGGAATACCTTAATTCCTGTAAATAATGATAGAGGACTAATAGATTTTTAATAAATGGCTCAAGAAAAAGGTATAAGTAAAGCTCAAGGGTTTACTCATGGAATGGTTAGTGATCCAGATCCTAGATTTCAAATTAAAGGTAGTTATTCTGATGCTTTAAACATACGATTGTCTAATCGTGCAGGTGATACGTTTACTGCGGAAAATATAGATGGAAATAGATTATTTGTAGATTTATATGAATTAGCTCGTCAAGACGGTACAGGTAATAGTTCAGGAATATTAGGAACTAGAACTCCTGCAAATACTGGTGATTGGTTTTCTGAAATATATTGGCATCCAACAAATACAAACGCTTCTGGAGAAGAAGTGGGAGAATTATTTCCTCATCCTACTAATCCAGGAGCTAG